CGGATGCAGGCCATCCTCGGCCTCGCCCGCGTCGCATCATCCGAGAGCAAAGCGCACACCCTTAAGGGCACGCCCGAAGGCGACACGCAGCGCTTCACGATCCGCTCGATGTTCCTGATGAGCTCGATCGCCACCAGCCTCAAGCAGGGCGCAGACAAAAGCCGCTTCGCGCAGCTCACCCTCCGCAATCCATCCGAGCTGCCCAAGGAGCACCGCCAGGCTCACTGGGAGGCCCTCGACCGCGACCTCGATCGCTTCATCAGCGAAGAGATCGGCCGCCGCCTCCAGGCGCGCACCGTCAGCCTCATCCCGACCATCCGCGCTTCGATCCGCATCTTCACCCGCGTTGCCGCCGAGCGCTTCGACTCGCAGCGTCTTGGCGATCAATACGGCACCCTCCTGGCCGGCGCATGGTCGCTCCACAGCTCCCAGATCGTCACCGTCGAGCAGGCCCAGCAGCTGATCGACCAGAACAACTGGGAGCCCTACAGCCAGGCCACCGAAGTGCCCGACGAGCGCCGCTGCATCCAGCGCATCCTCCAGCACCAGGTCCGCGTCGAAGGCGAGAAGACGGTCACGCGATCCATCGGTGAGCTGGTTGAGCTCGCCCTCCACCGCGAGCACGATTTCCACATCGAAGCCGGCCTGGCTCAGTCCACCCTCGGCCGCAACGGCATCAAGGCGGAAGACGACGGCTACGTCGTCATCAGCAACAACGCTGAGGCGATCGCCGCAATCCTCCGCGACACCGCATGGTCGAATTGCTGGCCCACCGTCCTCACGCGATTGCCCGGTGCGACCAAAGCTGGCTCGATCTACTTCAAAGGCGCCGGTGCAACCAGCCGCGCCGTGAGAATCCCCCTCGATGCCGTCGATCGAGCTGATCCACCGTGAGAAGAGCCCAAAGCGTGAGAAGCGTGTGAGCCCCAAATCCCTTACGACACAAGGGGTTTGGGGCTTTCTCACGTTCTCACGCTCACCCGCAGAGGTAGAGCCCCCTATAGAGATAGAGATTGTGTGTGTATAGGTAGAGAGACCCTCCTTGTATGTATCTGTATTCCTGTAAAGGGTGTGAGAGTGTGAGAAGAGGGCCAAAACCACTGCAGCGCAAAGGGTTTCCATCTCACGCCGACCGTGAGACGACCGTGAGGACCGTGAGAGGCCCATCAGACCTACCCTGACCTCAGGAGGCCATCCCCATGCCGATCGACATCTCCGCACGCGTCCTCGGCGACAAGCAGCTGGCTCAGGCCCTGGAGCGCCTCTCCGGCCACGACATCCCCAAGGCCATCAAGGCCGGCGTCCGCTATGCCGCCCGTGGTGGCCGCACAGCCATCGCCAAGAACATCGGCGCGAACTATTCCCTCTCAGCCGCACGCATCAAGAAGGACGTCTCTGAACCCACCTACCAGGACGGTGGCCAGACCGCGATCATCCGTACCTCCCGCAAGCCCATCACCTTTGCCTCCTACAAGGCCAAAGACGTTCGCCCCAGGGGCGTCACCGTGGCGATCTACAAGGGCAAGCGCTCACGCCACCCCCAGGCCTTCGGCGCCAAGGGTCTGTTCTGGACACGGCAGGGCAAGGCGCGCCTCCCCATCAAAGCCATGGCTGGCCCATCCATCCACGCCATCTACGACGGTGGCCTGTTCTCAGGCGCCATCCAGTCAGCCACCGAGAAGCGGATCGAGGAGCAGCTGGTGACCGGCATCATGCGCTCCCTGGGCGGCATGGCACGGGGCTTCGGCAGGGGCTGAGCAAACCGGAACCGGAACCACCCCCCCCTCCCCTCCCCACCCCCCACGGCTTTGGGTCCTTCTGGGGCTCAGGGGCTGCGGGTCCGCGAGCCCCGATTTTTCGCTAGTGCCAGACCGCCAACGGGGTTGCGAGAACCTTGCAAACACTGGGCTTCTCAATAACTGCTGCCCTATTGCGAATGGTTGTGGCGGCGTTCTGCGGCGATCCGGGCCGTTTTTGATCGCAAAGGAACTGGCGGTAGTTGCGCAACCCGTTGCGCAACCGTGACTATGGTGGCCTCATTGCTTGATGCTTCCCCTGCGAGCTTTGAGTTCAATCGCCTCGATCAGACCCAAGTGCGCCATCGCGTGGTGGTTGGGGCAGAGCGGCACCAGGTTGTCCAGGTCGTCCGGCCCTCCTTCCGACCTTGTTTAAGGCATTTCCCGATGGCAGCCTTTTCTGCACCGGCCATGGCAAAGCGCATTGAGCTTTGGCCTGTTGACCGTCTGGTCCCCTACGAAAAAAATGCCCGCACCCATTCGCCTGAGCAGATTTCACAGCTCCAGGCCTCGATCGCGGAGTTTGGCTTCCTCAATCCGATCCTGGTCGATAGCAAGGCCGGGATCATCGCGGGCCACGGCCGGCTGGAAGCAGCCAAAGAGCTGGGCCTGGCTGAGGTGCCGGTGGTAGTGCTCGATCACCTTGATGCCAAACAGCGCCGCGCCTATGTGATCGCGGACAACAAGCTGGCCCTGAACGCTGGCTGGGATGAGGGCTTACTGAGCGCCGAGCTGCTGGATCTTGGCGAGATGGATTTTGACCTGGGCTTGATTGGCTTCAGCGAAGAGGAGCGCGCGCAGCTGATGCCGGAGGTGGAAAAGCTGGAGGCGATGCCGGAGGTGGAAAAGCTGGAGGCGATGCCGGAGCTGGCAGACGGCGACAAGGGGCCGGTGCAGCAGATGACCTTCACGCTTCACGACGACCAGGTCGAGATCGTGAAGGAGGCGATCGAGAAGGCGAAGGCCATGGGCCCTTTCGTCGACACGGGCAACGAGAACAGCAACGGCAACGCAATCGCCAGGGTGGCCGAGCTCTTCCTCAGCTGGGGCAATGAGCATGGCCTCCGCTAAGGACCTGAAGCAGGCGACCATCGGGTCCACCGATGAGGCGGCGGGGCAGAACCGACCCGGACGCTCCAATTCCCAAGGCGAGAAGCCGGCATGACCCGGCCGCCCGTCCTTCAACTCACCTGGGCTGGTTTCGAGGCGGCGGTAGATGTGATCGCCGCACAGTGCCGGTGGCGTGATCGCGCGGGCATCTATGGCGCGGATGCTGCGGGGCAGCTGCTGGCCTATGCGCTCTCAGAGCGGCTGGGGCTGAACACGCTGCCGCAGGCGGGCCCGGGCCGGATCGAGCTGCACGGCCTGGCGATCAAGTCGCCGGCGAGCTGCTGGGCGTGGCCGGATGTGGAGGTGTGGGCCTGGGTCGATGCGACCGAGGCGCAGTCGGTGCAATCGGTGATGAAGGTGACGGCCGGCACCACGGTGCTGATGCCCTGGCAGGATGCGGGCGCGTCGCAACGGCGAGAGTTCGTCGCTGGGTTCGATGATTGAGGTCGCGCGGATCACCTACGGCTGCGAGTGGGATGAGCACGGGCACGTCAGGGCCTGGCCGATGCGGATCGGCTTCGGCGCCGAGGGCCCGGAGGTGACGGTGGATCAGATGCTCGAAGGCCGCGGCCACACCGTGATGCTGATCGACCAGCTGGTTGAGCTGGTTTGCGGGATGACGCCGCGGGAGACGCCGATCCAGCTCGGGGCACGTCGACCGCATGGGCTCGCGCGCAAGCTGATGGAGCGCGGCTTCTTCGTGGAGCTGCTCCCCGACTGATGGCGCTGATCAAGGTCGCCGCCTTTGCAGAGCGGATGGGCGTCAGCCCGCAGGCGGTGAGGAAAGCGATCAGCGAGGGCCGGCTGAAAGAGGCGGTGCAGCGCGAGGGCCGCAGCTGGCTCGTCGATGACGAGCTCGCCGTTGCCGAGTGGGATCGCAACACGGCGCCGCAGTTCCAGCGTGGGCGGATGGCGGAGCGGCAGCAGGCCCAGGCGGCCGTGACGCCGCCACCGGCCGGGGTGCAAAGCAAGATCCCGAGCCAGGCGCAGGCCGCGGCCGTGCGCACCTGGTATCAGGCGAAGCTGCTGGAGCTCGATCTCAAGCAGCGGAACGAGGAGCTGGTGCCTGCGGCCGACATGCAGCGCGTGCGCTACGAGTCGGGCCGGCGAGTGCGTGACGCGATCCTGCGGCTGGGCCCGTTGATGATCGGCGAGATCGCTCGGGTCGCTGGCGGGCTGACGCCCGAGCAGCGGTCCGAGGTGCTGCTCGTGATCGAGCGGCATCATGTGAAGGCGTTGGAGGCGCTCGCTGATGGCAACGGCTGAGTGGATCGAGCGCTCGTTCTGGTCAGGCCTGCGGCCTGACCCGCTGCTGACGGTGAGCGAGTGGGCGGATCAACGGCGGGTGCTGAGCGCGAAGGCGAGCAGCGAGCACGGGCCCTGGCGGACGGCGCGCACGCCGTATCTGCGCAAGCCGATGAATGACCTGAGCGCGATGAGCGCGGTGCAGGAGGTGGTGATGGTGTTCGGGGCTCAGACGGGCAAGAGCGAGAGCCTCAACAACTGGATGGGCTACACGATGGACATCGCGCCAGGGCCGGCGCTGTTCGTGCAGCCAACGATCGACCTGGCGAAGCGCTACAGCAAGATGCGCATCGCGCCGATGATCGAGGCAAGCCCGAGCCTGCAGGAAAAGGTGGCGGCGCCCCGGGAGCGGGACAGCGGCAACACGATGCTGATGAAGGAGTTCACCGGCGGCTTTCTGATCCTCGGCGGCGCAAATGCGGCGAGCGGCCTGGCATCGATGCCGATCCGCTACCTGGGCGGCGACGAGATCGACCGCTGGCCGAGTGATGTGGATGAGGAAGGCAGCCCGCTGGCAATCGTGACGGCCCGGACGCGCACGTTCGGCGTGCGGAAGAAGATGGCTTGGACGTCAACGCCAACCGTGGCTGGGCGCAGCGCAATCTGGGCGAAGTGGGAAGAGAGCAACAAGCAGGTGCTCCGCCTGCCGTGCCCGCACTGCGGCCACCGCCAGCTGATTAGCTGGGATCGGATCCGGTATGACGCGAAGGATCCGGGGCTGCCGAACACGCTGCGGACGCCGCCGGTGCTGATCTGCGAGGAGTGCGGCACCGGGATCGAGGAGGACACGAAGGCCTGGTGGTACGACCCGGATGTGTTCGACGACGAATGGTGGGATGCGGAGCACCCGGATCGACTGACGCAGGGGTATCACCTCTCTGCGCTCTACAGCCCGCTGGGCTGGTTCAGCTGGACTGAGGCGGCGGTCGGCTACGAGAAGGCGAAGGACAACCCGGCGGACCTGAAGCCGTGGACGAACACGGTGCTGGCGGAGTGCTGGAACGACGACGGCGAGGCGCCGGATTGGGAAGCGCTCTACAACCGGCGCGAGGACTACGACCTGGGCACGGTGCCCGACGGGGTGGTGTTCATCACCTGCGGGATCGACGTGCAGAAGGACCGCCTGGAGCTGGAGGTGGTTGGCTGGGGCCCGGGCATGGAGAGCTGGAGCCTGGATTACCAGGTGCTGGCTGGCGACACCGCGGAGCCGGATGTGTGGCGCGAGCTGACGAAGTTCGTGCGCA